AAAAAAAACTTTTATCTGTATTGCTTATGTTTGCCGGATACTGAGTAACATTAGTTGAGGGTATAGATATAGATGGTGCTGGTTGTATATTCTTTGTGGGTTGATTTATAGGTTGCTTTATAGGTTGTGGCAAATTATTTCGCCTGGCGTATTTCGAAACCCATGATGCCATTGCTCCCGAAGCGCTATCTAAATTGAATCCCAGCATATAATAAGTATATAATAAATATTTATAATATAGTTACATTGTTGAATTAAATGAAAATAAATATTTTTATGTAAATAAAAAAATATTTATAATTTCCGCTAAACTATGCGGTTATAACATTACGCTTTAATGAACGCATCTATGTCGCTAATCCAGTTGTCTAAGTGTTGTTTATTTTCGTAGATATCAACGTTGCCGTTCAAAATTAACTGGTCGCCGCAAACACACTCGCTAGATGATGTATCTAACATATTATCATGATATCTCGAGCAATTTTGTAAATATTCTAGCGGGATATTTGCTTCTCCATCACGCGACCTCTTTGCGATTCTTCGGTGACACTGTTCGGGATCGGTCTTAACATATACTACTTTATGGACTGGGAATTCATCCAAAAACGTATCAAACCAATTTAAATAGATGCGGTAGTTGACATGTTCAATTTTTTTATCATCGTAAAGCATTTTTGCGAATACTAATTTATCAGTAAATAAACTACGCTCGGTTATAAGTATGACCTTTTTTGTGGATCCAGGTGAATTCAGGCGAGCTGTAAATACGTCGCGAAGTGCGCAACGAAGAACCTTTAACCTAGAAACATATGCCATCATTTGAAATGGGAACGAATATTTTTCTTGGTCGGCATAAAATTTCTCTAAAATGGTTACCCCATTTTCATCGGTAATTTTCCCCCACTCATCAACCGGTTCGTTTAAGAAGACAATGTCAGCATCCTCCTTATAGATTTCGCGTAGATTTGCGAGCAAGGTCGACTTACCCGACCCAATGTTACCCTCAATAGAAACAATAGTATAGGCGCTAGATTGCATTCTGTGTATAACGATATATAGTTTATTTGTTTAATATTATTTTTGTTTCATTTTTATTTTCATTTAAAAAAAAATTGAATTTAAAAACGCGCATAACGTATTCATTACTCTTAAACGAACACTTACCAGCAATGGATCTCAAGCAAAGAAAACTTAACAAGTCCGAGTGGACCTCAATTGAGGTGCCCGTTTCAACATCAGAAATAGCTATTTTAAATTTAATTATGGAGGGATATGGCGACGTTAATTTTAAGATTAACAACGCGATCTCTATACTTGCGTATTTAAAGTTAGAAGCTTCCGATAAGATGGAAGATTATCTATATAGTAAATATTTGCGCGTCAGTGGTGATAAAATTGAGGATGGGTTGGCCCATGCTGACGCTACATATAAAAAAATGAAGATATCTGGGGATATTAAAATAAATTCTGGTCAAAAACTTCGCTTAGATAGATATGATGAACCCACTATCAGAAAGCACGATCTGTATGAATTTACGCTGTTGAGCCATTTGGAAAATCTTATACATAATAAGAAGATTGGCAACCAGAAGCTCTTCCATTTCCACTATTTTACAGTGTATAAACTTAATAGAAACAGTGTGTCTAAAGTAAATGTTCTAGTGAAAGAACTAGTAAATCGTGCGTTAAAAATATTTGAGAAAGATATAAATTTGTCGGTCATTATCGAGAATGCGGTTGATTTTGTTGAGAAAAATGATAGCCTCTTGAAATATGCCGATTTGGTCTTGTATGAGCACCAGAAAGATATATTTACGGCATGTAAGCAACCGAATCCAAAGTTGATATTATATATGGCTCCTACGGGAACGGGAAAAACTCTTACACCAATTGCGTTGTCTCAGCAAAAGAAAATAATATTTGTTTGTGCGGCAAGACACGTTGGACTTGCGTTGGCGAGAGCAGCCATTTCAGTTAAGAAAAAGATTGCGTTTGCGTTTGGCTGCGCGAGTGCGGATGATATTCGATTACACTATTTCGCAGCAAAGGAATATAGTATAAATAGGAGAACTGGTGGAATCGGAAAGGTGGACAATAGTGTTGGCACGGAAGTAGAAATTATGATTTGTGACATCAAGTCGTATTTACCAGCAATGTATTATATGCTTGCTTTCTTCGAAGCACATGATATCATCATGTATTGGGACGAACCGACAATTACATTGGACTATTCTGAGCATGAATTTCATTCGACCATTCGAAAAATTTGGAAGAAAAATAGCATTCCTAATGTTGTATTATCGTCTGCTACATTGCCGAAGCAAAATGAGCTTTGCGAAACTATCCCCGACTTCTTGAATAAGTTTCATGGCGCCGAGATTTGTAACATTGTTAGCCACGATTGTAAAAAATCGATTCCTATTATTAATAAGGACGGTCTTGTGGTATTACCGCACTATTTATATGAGGATTATAATAAAACATTAGCCGTTGCCAAACATTGTAACGATTATTTGACGCTTTTAAGATATTTCGACTTGGCAGGAGTAGTCGAATTCATTACCTATGTAAACAATAATGGATTTGGGAGCGCTAGAATGTGCCTAGAAAGACATTTTGATACATTAGACGATATAAATATGAAAAACATAAAAACCTATTATATAAAGCTGCTTCAAAACATAGCAGCCGATAAATGGGTAAATATATATTCGCATTTACTCGGAGTGAGACGTCCGCGAATATTAGAAAACGTCAGTGTGGATTCTAAAGGAACAAAATTGACCAAGAGTAATAGTTTTGGTCCAACTCATAGTTCTAACCGCTTAGCAGGAACCCCAATTGTTAGATTAGTTAGTGAACCTGTAGCCAAGAGTGATCTGTTGTCTAAAATTAAACCGGTAGGTGAGCCACCAGCTGGAACATCGGGCGTTTATGTTACAACAAAGGATGCGCACACACTAACAGACGGACCAACAATCTTTATATCAAATGACATTGAAAAAATTGCGAAATTTTGTATTCAGCAAGCGAATATTCCTGCTTCGGTGATGGACGATATAATGAAGAAAATCGAATATAACAATGTTATTAATAAACGCCTACACGAGCTCGAATCAGAAACTGAAGTCATTCGAGAGGCCGCCGATAAACAAGTTAAAAATGCGGTATCTGGATTTCACGGAAGCCAAAAGGTAGCGGGTAGAAATAAATCGAGCAAGGATCCTAAGAAGCTGAGCAAGGATGTCCCTCCTGAATTTGAGAATAAAGCAGGGCTATCTAAATTAACTGAACAGATCAATACGCTTAGAACCATGATCAAGTCCGCAACATTGAATGATGCGTTTGTTCCTAACCGAAGAATGCATCTAGACCGATGGGCTGAGGGTAGTGATGCTAGTGGCGCTTTTACTAGCAATATAGACGAACATGTTGTATCTGATATAATGGCTCTAAATGGAGTTGAAAATACGTGGAAGGTCCTATTGATGATGGGCATTGGTGTGTTTATTAATCACGAAAATATAACTTACACGGAAATAATGAAGCGGCTCGCAGATGAACAAAAGTTATATATGATTATCGCTTCAAGCGACTATATTTACGGAACCAACTATCAGTTCTGTCATGGCTTTCTAAGCAAGGATTTAAATCTTACTCAGGAGAAACTCATTCAGGCTATGGGAAGAATTGGAAGAAATAATATTCAGCAAACTTACACAGTGAGGTTCCGCGACGATGAACAGATTATGAAGCTATTTACATCTGAGACGGATAAACCAGAAATTATAAATATGAATCGGTTATTTAATACTCGCAAGGTTGTATGGCAAAATGATACGTATGTTGAAATTGCCGATGATCTGGAAGACGACGCGGGAGTAGATCCCGAAACATCTGATACTCAATCAGAAGAATAATAAAGACACTAGTAAAATAAAAAGTAAAAAAATAAATGGAAAAAAGAAAAAATACAGTTAATAATTTTGTATAAAATTGTATATTTTTATTTTGTATAATTATAATTTTTATTTTTATTTAAGCGAGGCCTACCCATGAATTCGTATCTTCAGTGATCGAAAACCTTCTAATATAAAAGGCAATGTTATTTACACGGGTTCCATATTTCTCTCTTAATTTACTATCAGAAGGCTCTATAGCAGGCGCGCTTTCCGCATCGCGGCCGACTATATTATTAAACTGTCCGGTTTCAATAATCACAATATCTTCGTCATTTCTCAAATGAAAATCATTTCGCGCCTTTAATTTTACCTCTTCAATAAATGTATTTATAGAAATCTCCGGATTAAATCTATAATATTTGAAGTTAACTGTATAAACCTCCTTAAAATAAAACTCGTAATAATTCGGATCGTTTGACATTGTATTTGTATTGTAGTATGATTTAAGTTATTTAAATTAGAATGCTTTCAATTTTAATTTAAATATAATAATAATCGAGTAATGCGTTTGCGTTTACAATTTACACGCACTTTACTTTACATCCAATATGTCTGAAAAAGGAGTTGTTGTATAAAATGTTATTGTCAAGCGCCTTTGTCAAAGTTTTATCGCTCATTTTTAATTGTTTGATACAGTCATATTTGCAGATAAATTCCTTTACCAGCTGATTTTCATTGGTATATTGCCCAATTCCATCTTTATATAAAATTGGTTCTCCGTATTTTTCCTCAAATGTATCAATTAATTCTTGAGGACATTTGTCGTATAATAGATAATAATGTCCATTTGTTAAAGATGCGTTTTTTATTTTACATACTAAATAATATTATTTGATGGTATCCATAGTATGGACAGCATCTTTTTTGCTTTAATAATTAAAAAGCGATTATTTTAATTATTATTACTGCATTTGGTATCATTATTTGCTCCCGAAGGTTCAGGAGCAAAGATTGTGGTTGTTTGTTCACCCAAATGGATGAATAAAAAATTTGCTTTTGTTATAACAAAGCAAATAATTACCATATTATATAGATAATTGCTTTGCCAAATTGCAAAGCAATTGTTTTAATTATTAAATATTATTTTAAAGGTGTCCATAGTATGGACAGCATCTTTTTTTGCTTTAATAATTAATAAGCGATAAATTAATTATTAAAATATATAAAACATACTGAGACGATAGATCGTAACAATATATTTAATTGGAATATGCTAAGCCGCCCATGCCGCTCATAATGCGGAGAACGTTATAGTTGGTGGCATAGACACGCACCTTGGCAGTCTTGGTACCCTCAACGGTGGCGTTGGAGAGCACAAGCTGAAGGGTAGCATTGTCAATGCGGGAGAAGTTGCACGTGCCAGAAGGTTGGTGCTCCTCAGGGCGAAGAGCAAAGGAGTACACGTTAATACCTTCATCAGGGTTGCGAGTGTGAGCCTGGTAAGGCTGGACCCAAGAGAAGTAAGAACCTTCACGCTCAGAGAAGCGATCCTGGCCGTTAAGTTGGAGCTTAGCGGTGACGACGGGGTTCTGGCCCCAGCAGTGCATGTCCAAAGAGGTCTCAGTGAGCACGAATGTTCCGGCATCAGACACACCGGAGTTATCCAAGTGGGATCCACCGTTCTGGAGAAGGGCGGCAACGTCGGCAGGGGTGTTAAGAGGGATAGGAACAGAAGGTCCTCCGAGGTTGACCTCGTTGTAGGGGTTGGAAGGACCGTGCCAGTATCCAGTGAAACCAGCGAATTCAGCGGATGGTTGGTAGTCAAGAGCACCGGCATCCTGGAAGAGACCGCGAGCATCAATGTATGCGCGGGAATCAGCAGCAGTGGCAGCGGGGCCACCGAAAGCGTGGACGGCATTGGGGAGGGCATCAATGGCATCAGTGTAGTTGAAGGGTTGGGCACCAAGCACCTTGAACAAGAGGGCGTCGCAAGTCAAAGACGAGCAGTAGTCGACGTTCTGGTCGGGTTGGACAACCCAGATGAGCTCCTTAACGGGGTGGTTGAAGTTGAGCTTGATCTTGTTGGAAGATGAACCAACAGACTCGTCGCCGGTGAACTGGAGCTGAGTAATCAAGTACTCGTGGGGGTTCTGGGCCATTCTGCGGCGCTCATCGGTATCCAAGAACACATAGTCAACATACAAAGAGGCAGCGACCAAAGACTGGTTGTAGGCAATGGTGGCGGGGACGGGGCGGCCAACTGACATTTGTTGGGCCTGGCCGAGGTAGGGGTTGGAGTTGCAGTTCAAGGTGGTAACAGCCCACAAGCACTCATCAATGGGGCGGATATCAAGGTTGATCTTGACTTCGTGGTATTGAAGAGCAATCAAGGGAAGAGCCAAACCGGGGTTTGTGCAGAACCAGAATTGAAGAGGAACATACAAGGTGGTCTCAGGGAGGGCGTTGCGGGGAGCGCACACTTGACGGGGGGCCAAGGAGTCGCAAGGAGACTCAACATCAGAGAATGAGGGATCAGTGATGAAGGTAAGTTGGGTGGTGTTACCAATCATCTTGAAGTATCCGCGTTGTTGCTCAGCAGTCATGGTGAGCTGGTTCCAGATGTGCATCCAGTCACCATATTGACGGTC